CGTAACAATTGCTGGCGATACTAGCGGGACTTGGGCAACAGATAATACTGCAAGCATTACGGCGTATTTTGCTTTGGGTATGGGTTCAACTTATGGTGGCGCTACCGCTAACACTTGGAACGCTTCTTTGAAGCTGGCTGCTACGGGACAAACTCAATGGGTGTCTACTGCTGGCGCAACCTTCTACCTCACAGGCGTCCAGCTTGAAGCAGGCAGCGTAGCCACCAGTTTTGAACGTAGGAGTTATGGGCAGGAGTTGGCGTTGTGTCAGCGGTATTATTATCGGATAAAAGGGTCAGATACCGCCCTTAATACGGGAATCGTGGGTGTTGGTTTTTCTCAATCCACCACTGCTGGGCGTTCTTTAATTAATTTTCCAGTAACTATGAGGTCATTTCCAAGCGCACTAGAACAAAGTGGAACTGCTTCACATTTTAGAATTATTGCTGGAAGTGCTGGGTCAATAACGTGTTCCGCTGTTCCAGTATTTAGTTCTGCTTCTACATTGTGTGGCGATATTTCATGGACTGTTGCTTCTGCAGCAATCGCTAATCAAGGGGTGTATTTTGCATCTAATAATGCAAGCAGTTATCTCGCATGGAGTGCTGAATTATGATTTACAAAATGCTACCTCGCCAAGAAGGCGAACCACAAATCTACGCCCGCATTGACGATGACGGCTTATGCCGCCTGACTTGCACAGAAGAACATCCACCGTTTCAAGAGTGGCTGGCAGAAGGCAACACGCCCGAACCGGCTGACGAGGTGTAAGCATGGCGGCTGCGGATACTGATAACCGGCTGACCAGCCATGAGCAGATTTGCTCCGAGCGTTACCTGCGGCTCGAGGGCCGTATGGCCACGGTTGAGACGCGGCTCGATGGCGTGGACGCCAGGCTCAAGAAGATTGAGTCGGTCATTATTCGCTCGGTCGGCGCGCTGCTGGTCGGCATGGGTGGACTGATTGCCACGATTATTATGAAGGTTGGGTAATGATTGACCCGGTGACCGCGTTTACCGTGGCCACCGCCGCGTTCAACACCATCAAAAAAGCGGTGGAGGTTGGGCGTGAGGTCGAGGACGTCGCGTCCTATATCGGCAAGTTCTTTGGTGCCAAGGCAGACATAGTAAAGGCTGAAGAGAAAGCCAAGAACCCACCGATATTTAAGAGGCTGCTGGCTGCTGGCTCTGTCGAAGAAGAGGCGCTGCAAATCGTAGTGCAGCGGCAGAAGCTGGGCGAGATGGAGCGCGAGTTGCGTTCCCTGATTATCATGCGCTACGGCCAGGAAACGTACCTGGAGATGATGCGTATGCGGGAGCGTGTTGCCACAGAGCGCCGCCGTGCTGAACACTTGCAGGCATTGAAGCGCAAGACCCTGGCCATCAACGTGGCGCTGGGTCTGCTGACGCTGGGCTTGCTGTGGGGGCTGGCTGAACTGATATGGCTTTTGATGGAAATGGTGAGGGAACGCAATGCTTGATGCACTACTGAACGTCGGCGGCAAACTAATCGACAAACTGATACCCGACCCGCAGGCAAAAGCCCAGGCGCAACTGGAGTTGGCGCGCCTGGCGCAAGAGGGTGAGTTGGCTAAGATTGCCAACGAGTCCAAACTGTTTGAGGCAGAGCAGACCAACCTGACCAGCCGCCACCAGGCAGACATGGGCAGCGACTCTTGGCTATCCAAGAACATCCGACCCATGACCCTGATTGCCATACTGACCGGGTACTTTGTCTTTGCCCTTATGTCGGCGTTCGACCTGGACACCAACGCAGCCTACGTCGAGTTACTCGGCCAATGGGGGATGCTGATTATGAGCTTCTACTTTGGCGGCAGGACGCTCGAAAAGATTATCGACCTGCGTAAGGGAGGCAAGTGATGTACCAGTTATCCGAGCGCAGCCTGGAGAGGCTAAAGGGCGTGGACGCTGACCTGGTGAAGGTGGTCAAGCGTGCCATCCAATTGACCCGCGTGGACTTCGGCGTGGTCGAGGGCGTCCGCACCGTGGAGCGGCAGACCGAGTTGGTAAACAGCGGTGCCAGCAAGACCATGAAGTCACGCCACATCACCGGCGAGGCGGTTGATTTGATGGCTTACCTGAATGGCCGGGCGTCCTGGGAGTTGTCGTTGTACGATGATATCGCCGACGCCATGCGCGATGCCGCCACGGATTTGCAGGTGCCTATCCGATGGGGTGGTGCCTGGCACATCCAAGACATACGCGAACATCCCGGGACAATGGAGCAGGCGATGAATGAATACATCGACCTGCGCCGCGGCCAGGGCAAGCGACCATTTATTGATGGGCCACACTTCGAGGTGTAGTATGTACCAGTACATTGTCTTGATATTCTTGCTCAACCCTGACGGCTCGGCAAAGATGGTTAGGGACATTGAGGTACAAGAGCGAAGCATCTGCGTCGAGATGGTTATCAAAATCAATGATGACAAAGAGACGCCATTCAATGCGGCTTGTTATGGCCGAACTTTGAAACGAATATAAACATGGCCACCCTGACGCCTGACCAGCAAAAAGAGTTTGATAGTCAGATGCGTCGCTGGCAGGGCGTCCTTAACCTGCGAGACTGGCGGGTGGAGCGCGGCAAGAAGCCAGCAAAAGACGCGATGGCGCAAGTGTCGTTCGATGAGTCAGCCAGGCTGGCCAACTACGCGACCGGCGACTTCGGTCACATAGAAGTGACACAAGAATCCATTAGTATGACAGCCCTGCACGAGTGCCTGCACATTCTGCTGCACGACCTGGTGCAGGTTGCGACAGATAGAGGCTCGGCTTCTGATGATATTGAGGCAGCCGAACACCGTGTAATTAACGTGCTTGAGAAAGTGATACATGGTAGACAAGACTGAACTACAGCGCCGGAACGGCATGATAAAGGCGACTGACGATGAATTTGTTGCGGCCTGGAACAAGTATCATTCGGTCACAAAAGTAGCAGCCGCGCTGGGTATGTCTACCCGGCAGACCAACACCCGGCGCAGGCAGATTGAGGTTGACCGCGGCATCAAACTCAATGCAGTCAAAGTGGTGTACGGCAATCAGCCGGGTCGCGTAGACCTGGGGATATTGAACGGCACGGTTATCGTATTCTCAGACGCCCACTTTTGGGGGTATCGCTCGACCGCTCATAAAGCGCTTATATGGGCGATTAACCGGCTTAAACCTACAGCCGTGATTGCTAACGGAGATATTTTTGACGGTGCTGGAATCAGCCGGCACCCACGCATTGGCTGGACAAAGCAGCCCACCGTGCTGGAGGAACTGCGTGCTTGCACCGATGCAATGGGCGAGATTGAAGAGGCCGCCAAGAAAGCCAGGCACAACGTATGGCTGACCTGGTGCCTTGGAAACCACGATGCCCGGTACGAGAACTTCCTGGCCGCCCATGCCTCACAGTATGAGAACGTCGAGGGCTTCCAACTCAAAGACCACTTCCCTGCTTGGCGTCCAGCGTGGGCCTGCTGGGTCAATGAAGATACGGTGGTCAAGCATCGCTACAAAGGCGGCATCCACGCGACACATAACAACACGCTTAACTCGGGGCTGAACATTATTACCGGCCACCTGCACAGCCTGAAGGTAACCCCATTCAGCGACTACCGCGGCACCCGGTACGGCGTAGACACAGGCTGCTTGGCCGAGACCGACGGCAAGCAATTCAGCGATTACCTGGAGATGAACCCGACCAACTGGCGCAGCGGCTTTGCGGTGCTGACGTTTGTCGATGGCAAGCTGCTCATGCCCGAACTGGTTATCAAACACAGCGAGGATGCTGTCGAGTTCAGGGGCGAAATAATTGACGTCAGCGAGGTGTAGTTATGAACCTAGATGTAGAGTTCCACGCCATCACCGGGTTGATGATTGGCGTGGAGTTCGTTTATATCGACGACGAAGATTGCCACTCCGTCGTGCTTGACCTATTGTTTCTTAGGGTCTTGATTCGGTACTGACACCTCTTTGGTGACGTCAACCATGAACCAGGTGCCGAAGTCATCCGGGCGTTTGCCATCATCCCGGCACCGCTTGCAGTATTCTTGATACTCCGCGTCGAGCGCAGCCCAGTCCATTTGCCAGTTTGTGCTATCCATTGGTTGCCTCCAATCGTTGAAGCGCGGTTGTGAACGCTGCCTTTGCCTTGGCTTGCAGCACTTTGTCGAACCCGTTTATTGTCTCAAGATTTGCCTCTTTCAGGGCTGAAATTTTTGCAGCCTTTTCCTGTGCATCGGCCTTGCTGCTGCGCTCGACCTGAGACACCAACTTTACGATTGCATCCACCGCGGTATCAGCGACTGTATATCTGCCATGCGGTTCATCCGAACCGGGGAGGTATACCTCAATGGTCGCAGGTGCCGATGCCATGCTGTCGAGGCTGTTTCGGCTTTTGGGGCGCGACGCGGCATTGCCGTCGTCGTCCTCCGCTGCTATGCCGCAAGCCGCCATGATTGAGTACCGGCGGGCGTATGTCAGGGCGCTGCCGTAGCCCTGCGGGTCTTGCTTGCTGGCAGGAACGTGCAGCTTGCCGCCCCGGATTGTCTCGCCCGACTCATGTATGAACACGGTCTCGACCACCACCCCGCTGTCTGACTCGGCGGTTTCCTGAATGATGGCGATGCCGTTGGCCAGCAGGGCGTCATTGACCGCCTCCAAGCAACCAGCCAGGTCGGCGTACTTGCTGCGAAAGTGCGGGTTGGTTGAAGTCTTGAGCGCCGGGGCAAACTCTTTCTTGGCGGCCACAAAGGCTTTAGCGATTGCACTCATTATTTAATCTCCTTGATTGTGAGGGTTGACTGACGCACCGAGTACGCCTCTTTTGCTGGGGTAACCTTTTCAGGTTGCGCTTTGTAGTGGCGCATCGGCCAGTTGATTTGATATCGCCCAGCCTTGGCCGCGCCAAATTGCTGCATAACAGACTTGACGGTGGTCTCATGCTTGGCTACCTGCTCGGTCAACAGTTTAATCTTTGCCCGCAGGTCTACGATTGCACCGGCTGCGGCTTCGAAGTCTTCGCCCAGGTCAATCTGCGTATCCGATGCCTGCGGCCATACACGGTCGGCGTCTTTGCTGTCAGCCGGTGGGTACCAATCAGGCTCACCCGACTCTTCCCAGGTGGTCAGCCGTCCCTCTAACTCGGTCACCGCGGCGGCGATTGCCTCTTGCGTGGGTGGGTGTCCCTTGTAAAGGAACAGGCGCATTTGGACGCCGCCGTACAGCACGGCGATGCAGCCCACCGAGATGCCTGTACACATCATGACACCTTGAAGCTGGATTGGCCCGCGGTACATGGCCGGCTCAGTCTCTGCCGCATTGCGTGTCAGCTTGGCCTCAAGTATGACCTGGCCGTCCAGGGTAATCGAATCGCCGTCCATGACGTAGATACCCTGCTGCGGGTCATGCTGAATGACCAGGCTCTTGGCCTCGCCAATGGCGTCGGCGCTGGCGGCCAGCGGCAAGTCGGGGTGCTGGTACGCGGTCTCGGGGGTGTGCCAAGACTTGATGCCCAGGCGCCGGCAAGCCTCTTCCAGGATGCGGTCTTCCAGGGCGTTGCCCCAGTCGGCGGCCTCGCCTGCCTGGTAGCGCACATCCTCGCCCCGCCGGGCATCCATCAGGGTACGCAGGATATCGTTCGGCTTCGAGTACGGGCTGTATCCCATCAGCGCAGGCAATTGGCTGCAACTAAGTTGCGTGTCGGGGGTCAGTTTAGGCATTGGTGTACTCCTTGGATGCTTCGACAAGCAAGTCTTCTAAAGATATATCGA